CTTTATCGTAACTACTAAGGGAGGGCATGTCAAAAGTGTCTCCCATATTAACTACCATGTCGGGTTTACGGTCCAGGATAAACTTACCCAGCCAGTCGGCCCTGTCGTTGTTGTGGTCAGGGTGCGCATGTGGGTCTGGAACTACAAGAATGTCTTTAGCCATTTTCGATTCTACTCTTCTGTGTCGTTTAACTCAATCTCGTAGGGCTCAACAGAAGACTGACAGTGTTTCTGTATTGCGTAGGGAACTGACAGGTCATCAAAGACAAGGATGAAGTTTCTGTAGACCTGCCCGTCTATCTCAGCTACACAAAGAAGTGAGTGATAGCCCTCCTCCTCCAGCTCCTCGTCCGGTACGAGCGTGGCTGAGTGAATCTTACAGATCATAGGGTTCCACCTTTCCATCTGAGTAGCCCGCCCAGTAAGCCCTGAGCAGAGCCTCAAGAATGTTCTCGTCGTACGGGTCAAGTCCGAGTTCTTTCAAGTCCCAGAACAGGGCCTCGCCTAGCGTCTCCTTATTCATCTAACCACTCCTTCGGTATTAGCCTGTCTGCGTAGAGGAAACCATTCTTCTCGCACCACATGCCATAGGTTGTCTTTGATCCCTTGAGAATCTTATTGTTAGAGTTAGAGAAGACAAAGCGAATGTCAAGCTCCGGGTGTTGTTTCTTGATGGCCAGGTGTTTCTTCCTGTCGCTTGCCTTGAACCTACCCTTACCCTCAATAATGATTCCGTTCGGTAGTACAAAGTCAGGGGTGTAGACCTTGTGTTCGGTCAGGGTCCACTTAATCTTCATCTCCTCGTAGCTGTACTTTACCCTGCTCTTCTTGAGTTGTTCAGCTATGTTCATCTCAAGGCCGGAACGAAACCCAGCCTCAAGAGCTTTCTTGCTATACCTGTTACGATTCATAGGGTGGCTCCCACATCTGGTCAGGGTAGCGACGAAGCCAGAGGAGTCTAGCATTCTCCAGGACCTTCTCCGTGTCCCCGTCGTATGCATCTACACAAATCCTGTAGAGTTCTTCCTCCGTCTCAGCATCCTTGAGCATAGCCTCAGACTTCTTAGGGCCAATACCGTACAGCCCTATTATGTTGTCTGCCTTGTCGCCTGTCAGTATCTGCTGGTAGAAGAACCTAAGACCCTCGAACTCAGACACCTCCGTCCACTTACGGGTGCCAGGGTTGTAGTTAGTACCTGGAATCTGTAGCATGTCCTTGTCGATGGAGACTACAACACAGTCAGGATAGAGGTCGGTGGCCCTAATCGCAATCATGTCGTCAGCCTCCTCCCCTTCGGAAACTACAGCATCCCAGTTCTCCACCATGTGCTCCCGTACCTGGTACAGATGATCTGGTTTCTCCTGCTGTCTGTTGCCTTTGTAGGGGAAGGATACAGCTACATCATGCCGGAAGTTTGTCTTGCCTGTCAGGAAAAGCTCGTAGTCCTCCTCGGTCCAGAAGGGGTCAACCTCCATGAGTGTTTCTTCGAGCAGGCTGTCCAGCATTTCGATGGCGTCCTCCTCACACTTAACATCCTTGGAGAAGCAGGGCCTGTAGGCGTATGGGTCCCCATCAATCAAGATTTTCATACCAATCCCGGAACTCCTTCTCGGTTGTGTAGAATTGGATAACCTCAAGGAATGCCTGCCGGTCGTCCTCGTCCAGGTCCAGTTCCTCAAAGTCTTTCTGTAGGAGGGTCAAGATAATACCGTCGGCTACCTCGGGCCATTCAATTTTGAAATTAAGTTCCATGTGTAGTTCCTCTTTACTTTTGGTGTGGGCAAGGGGTGCCCTTTCGAACACCCCCGCTGCTTAACTACAGATCAGAAGTCGATTGCATCGTCAATGTTTTCTTCCTGGTACTCAACGAGTTCGAGCACCTGCACCGCAGCCAACCGAATGTTGCCGTTGTAGCTGTCCAGAACGACACCGACCTTACTGCCGTTACCGATCTCACCATTCTCGTCCATGTCCCACGGAGCCTTATCCGAATCAACAACCTTCGGAGGACCACCAGCCTCTTCAAAGGGACCAATGTGCTTCCGCTTCAACTTGATGAAGGTGCGGCCATCCTTCTCCTTGATGCGCTTGTAGCCCATAGGAGCCATGTCTACACCATTCTTCTCCAGGTCCGCGATGAAACCATCAGGGTCATCAGGGTAGAAGTCCATGACGTACTGACCCCCGGCCTTCTTCACAGCCTTGGCTGCATTGTTCTCGTCACCGCCCTTGTCCATGTTCTGTGGGAAGATTTTAGCCCACTCTACGGTGCCAACTGCCTTGATAAACTTAGCCATGCGTTGTCTCTCCTTTATGGCGTTAGAGTTTGCGAAGTATACTCGAATGATAGTGTGTCTGTCAACAGGGTTAGTGGCATTGACGCCAATTTTTTCCTATGTCTGTAGACCCTTCCTGAGGACAGAAGAGTTCGAGTTCCTCTCCTGCCCACACAATGGCATCACGCTGTAGTTTACCTAGACGCTCTGCCATGTCTCGTGTTCCTGTCACCTCCGTCTGCCACTCATCATGCGGCCAAGTCAGGAGCTTGTAGTTTATCCCCTCGCTGTCAGCATCCTCCATCCACTTGAGGCAGGCGTACTTCATAAGGGTGGACTCACCATTCTGTAGCATACCGGCCAGGATGTAGTGCTGCCCAGGGAATGACACACGCCGACCATCAAGCCCCTTGAACCAGCCTCTCTTAGCTACACGAGGTATGATTGTTTTCTTTAGTCGCGCCAGACCCTCGATGGACTGGGTGAAGTTCTCAACTGCGGCACCAGCCTGTGTAGTACTACAGGACAAAATCTCAGCAATCTTTGCGTTGCCTGCCCCCAACAGGAATGCGTAGATAAACGTCTTGGCATTGTCCCGTGTGATATGGTCAAGCCCTAAGGCCCTACGGTTCAGGTTGTGAATGTCTGTCTCGTCCTCCTTTGACCCCGACAGGATAGCCTCACGGTACTGCTCGGACTTCATGAAGTGAGCTAACAGACGAAGCTGGATACCCTCAGCGTCTGTGCCTACCTGCCAGCTACCCTCAGGCACACCCCAGAGGGCCCTCATAGGTCCGTCATACTGCGCCTTCACTCTCTTCACTGCCGTGTCTGGGTCACCGTGGAACTCAGCAGGGATGTTGGCCTGGTTAGGTGCGCTGTGTGCTAGCCTGTGGGTCCAGCTCCCGATACCTGTGAAGCGTCCGTGGATGCGTCCGTCCTCCTCTCGGTACTGTCCAAGCCACTCCACAAGACTGGACCTACGACCGTCAAGTGTCATCCATTCAGCCAGCTTGTGGGCTCCAGAGGGTGCGTTAGATGGTAGTGTGTTTAGGTTCTGTTCGTTACACTTCCACCCGTACCTCTTGAACTTGTGCTCACGTTCTTTCAGCTCTTCTGTAGGCTGGCCATTGCGCTGGGCGTCTCTCATGTCACGCTCCCACTGGATGTGCCCGTCCGTCTTAGCTACAGGCTTCCATCCTGCCTCCCATAACCTGTCGATACGCTTCTTAGGTGACCCAGGCTCAAAGGGGATGTAGTCGTAGCAGACAAGCGTGTCCTCTATAACCTCAGTCTTAGGGTACTTGTCCATAGCCTTCTGCACATTGCTGTAGAGTATACCGTCAGCCTTTAGGCGGTACTTAAGAGTATTGACAACCTCCAGCTTAGGCGGGAAGTCCTGCTGGAACTGCTCCTCAAGGTCAGACATACGTTCCTTGATTGTTTGCAGCATATTCTCCGCACCATCTGCATCGAAGAAGAAGCCATTCTCCGTAGCCTGTTCAAGCACACGCTGGGTCTCATGCTCTACACGGATAGGCTTGGCCCATGTCTCCATGCCACCCTTCCGCTTGATCTCCTCTGCCAGTTTCCTGTAGACCTTGACGGTTACGTCTACGTCCAGCTTGCAGTAGTCCAGCATCTCGTCAGTAAGGCCCCCCTCGAAGTCAGTGAACTTGCCCTTGTAGAGACCAATGCGCTTACCCCATGCGTCCAGTGAGTGGCCACCCTGGCGGTCATACCTAAGCAGGCGTGAGATAATCAGGGTATCCACAACCTTCTCAAAGGGCAGGTGGTCAGCCCCAAAGAAACTACACAGAACTTTCCAGTCGAAACCTACACCATTGTGCATCACGATCTTGTCGCAGCCCTGGATGAACTCAAGGTAGCGGTCACGCTCAGGTTCTAGTTTGTCAGGGTGAACGAACACCTCGTGGTCTCCACCTGACACATCACGAGCGACGATGCACCAGATACGTTTAGCGTCCAGTGAGTCTGTTTCAATGTCTAGTGCTACCGTCTTTCCCATGTCGTCTATACCCTCCCGTGTTTATTGGATAACTTGATGATTTTCTCATGACTCCATTCCTCTAGCGGCTCATTGTCTCTAAGGTCTTGCAGAAGGTTTTGAACAATGAGTAATATCTGAGCAGAGAATCTGTCAGAAAAGTACAAGTTTTCTTCGTCAAGTTTTTCCAGTTTCTCTTCAAAAGTCATCAGGAAGGTACTCCTTCATCGTTAGGTGTCTTCGGTTCTGCTGGTCCTGTAGAACACTGTTTAGTATCTACCATAGAGTTATACCTCGTCATCAACAGAAACCTCGTGAAGTGTAAAGGTTTCCTCATCGAATTTCAACCACCCAGCGCAGCCAGTCGCACCAGCAGGACGGTTCTTAACCAGAAGCAGTTCCGTAGTGTTACGCTCGTCCTCATCCTCGTGCATCTTGTCACGCTTTAGGCGTACTACAACAGAGGCCCGCTTACCAATCATGCGGCAGTCCCTGATCTGGCCATCGTCATTCTCGTGGGCAATCGTCACGATACCTACGTTCAGCTCAGAGGCCAGACGCGCCAGCTTAGTGGACAGCTCGGACAGCCATGCCTCTGTAGTCTGGTCAGTCTGACGGGAGTAGGCCAGGTCCTGGATGGGTTCGAAGAAGATGTACTGACACCCACACCCCTCAGCAAAGTAACGTATGCGGTCAAGGATAGACATAGGGTCCTCGTCCACACCAAGGCTAAACTGGAACAGGTTCTCCCGTTCACTCATCTCTTTGATGGCAGTATCAACCTCTTTCTTGTCGTCAATCAGGTCAGTACGTGTGACATTCTTTTTAATCCAGTAGGACACAAGGCCCAGGATGGAACGCTTCTTGGTCTCTTCCATGTGGCAGATAGCAATAGGCACCTCTGGGTAGCTACGAAGCATAGTGTGTTCCAGCTTACGCATGAACTCCGTCTTGCCAATACCCTCAGGCGCAGAGAATACAGTGAAGTGACCACGCATGAGCCCAAGGGCTAGATCATCGAAGCCCTGGATGTAGGTGGGCAGGTAGCTGCTGTCGTCCTCCTCATGTACAATCTTGAGGAACTGCTCCGTAGTGTTGAAGACATTCTCGGGCACATACTTCTTGGCATTGAAGAAGGCAGAGTTGTAGGCAGCACTTGCGCCTGCCTCAAGGAACTCATTCGCGTCCTTGTACTTGTCATGCGGAACTACATAGACCTTGTTAGGGAACATGATGGCCAGCTTGTTCACGATACCGTCTGACTTACCATCGCTGTCAACAGACATAAGAATCTTGTCGAAGCTCTTCAGGAACTTCATCACCTTCTCATTCTGCCAGAGCTTACGGGACGGGGTAGCTCCAGGAAGAGACACGAAGGGGTACTTGGACCCAGTCATTTGGTAGCCAGACATAGCATCCAGCTCACCCTCGGTGATAACTACAACCTTGCTTGACCCACTGTTGAACTTGTCCATACCGAACAACTCGTCAGACTTGAAGTTGTCAACGAAGAAGTCCTTAGGAAACTTACGGACCTTGTAGCCACCCGAAGGGTAGGCATAGGCATGGCCCACAGTCTCGGCTGTAGCCTGGTCAACTACAGACTTCACCCCATACATCTTCATAGTTGCAGGAGTGACACCCCGGTAGGCTGTAGCTGTCATCTCGGTTAGGTTGGTACCTGTTCGTGACCATACAGATTGCTGTGTCATAGTGCTGCTAGTGCTCCTGTTTGTTGGGTAGTCCTCAGAGGCCCAGTCGAATACCTCAGCAGACTTGTTAGGGTAGCTGCGCTCACATGAGAAACACCTGCCTACCATCTTCTCTGTGTTGTAGCTAAAAGCATCAGAGCTTGCGCAGTCTACAAAAGGACAGGGCTTCCTAGACAATTCCATGTGTTAGCTCCAGGTTCTTAGTCATAGTTTCTTACCCCGTGTTTATTAATGTCGCGGTACATACGTAGAAGGGACCTCCTTAGGTCTTCAATAGACTCCCCTGTCACATCTACAGGGCTTTCTGCCCAGCCATCCCCATCATCCATTTCGTAGTATTCGTGAATAGCATAGTATT